TAATGTTCAGCAAAATAATGCACCTCAAACATTAGGTAATGTTGTTAATAATTCAAACTTTAAACCACCTGCTAATGGTTTTAATAAAGGCGATACACAAAGATTAGATATTTTTGTAACTGGTATTGTTGGCAGGTCAATGGGTTCTGGACATTTTAGTGTTGAGGATATTGAAAAATTAACCAGAAATGCAGTAAGTGCTTTTAATGAAAACCTTAAAAAATTATAAAAAACTATTTGCCGACTTTTGGGGGTATCATGCAGACGATATTCCCATCTGTTGGGGTTGCTTTAGACAGCAAGCTGTAGATATACACCATCTTATTCCGAAAGGCATGGGTGGGGTTAAAAACAACAGATTAAATAGAATTGATAATTTATTTCCAGTTTGTAGGTCATGCCATGATTTGGCACACAAAGATAAGTCTATAAACAAGGAATGGATAGAAAAGTTAAAAGAAAGAATTTATAATAAAGAGTGGGGTAATTTATATAATGGAAAATAATAATTGGAAAGATAAACGTATTCATAAAATAAATGCAAGTGGTGCAACATATTCACCTAACAGTAAATATTTTGATGAAGTTTATGCGATTTATGAAAGTAAAGCTAAAACATACAAACAATTTAAAAGGGAGTTTCTAAAAAATGCCAATAAAAAATGAAATGTCTTTAAAAAAGTTTGTTATTCATTGTAAAGAAACCAAATATTACAATGTTAATATTAAAGCCAGAAATTATGAGGAAGCAGAAAAAAGGTGGAAAAGTATTGCTAAAAGGCGAGATTATCAAACCCTGCATAATGAACTAGAAGTTATCAGCATAAGTGAAGAATAAAAGGGAGTTAAAATGAATAATTGTAATTTTGATGGCAGACTTGCAAAAGATGCCGAATTAAAAGAAGTAAGTGGATATAATGTTTGTAATTTTTCTATAGGAACTAATGTTGGCTATGGAGATAATAAAAAGACCTTATGGGTAGATTGTGCCATCTGGGGAAAGCAAGGTGAGGGAGCAGTAAAGTATCTTTTAAAAGGTCAGCAAATATTTGTAAATGGCGAGTTATCCACAAGAGAATATGAAAAAGATGGTATAAACAAAACCATTCTTAGCTTAAAGGTTAATAGCTTTTCATTTGGTGCAAAACCAGTAAATGCTCAAACTAATAATATTCCAAATCCAGACCTAGATGATGAGATACCATTTTAATGAGTGATATTTATTTAGTAGATTTTGAACCTAACAAATTATCTTATCAGCAAGAAGAACTAGGAATTACATTTGCTGATTTAGATACTGCTGTAGAATTAATGAAAAAAGAAGAAAAAATGATTGTTGCAGAATTAACAGTTTACTTCAGCAGACAAGGTGGTTACAAAAATATAACCGAATTAAATGGTTTAATTTATTCGGACACAAAGTTTAAGGATTATTTTGATAGATACGAGATAACCTTAAAAAAGAGGAATCAAGCTAAAATTAGATTTGAATCCTTTAAAGCCTTTCGTGATGACCTAAGAACTAAGGTTGTTAATGAGAGGGAAATGGCAAAACATAATTTATAGAAAGGATTATTATGTCACAAACACAAGCAATCTTAGAGTACCTTAAAAAAGGTAACACAATAACTTCATGGGAATGTATTCATAAATTTAGATGCACCAGATTAAGTGCTAGAATTTATGATTTACGAGATCAAGGTTATAATATAATCACAAATAACATCACCGAAAATGGCAAAACTTTCGCTGAATATACTTTGTTAAGCAGTACATTGTTAAAGGAGAAAGATTAATGTCAGATAAATATAATCTTGAGGAAGAATTAAACCAAAGAGAATTAGATCAAGACACAGAAAAAGAAACTGCAATGTTTAAACATTTAGCTGATATAGGTGTAATGGATAAATTAGTTTTTGCTCTAAATGAATATATCATTAAGTTTGGCAGGACTAGCAATGTCCACGATCAATGTTTTGATTTAAAGTTACAAGTTCTTGAAAATAAAAAACATCTTCAAGAGTGGATTGACAAAATATGATAGAGCATTTTGAAAAGTTCAATGATTATGGAAAGGGATTACTTCCATTGTCATTTAGTCATCTTAATGAATTTGCTTTTTATCGTGAAAGGTGGGCATTAAGGCGAATATTTGGCTATCAATTTCCAACATCTGCACCTGCTATTAGAGGGCAAGTTGTTGAATCTGGTATTAATATGTTTCTAAATGGAATACCTATTGAAGAAGCTAGTGAAAAGATGATAGCTGAATATGATGCTAATTGTTTAGAGATAAATGACCCTAAAATAGATGATGAAAGGGCAAACCTAGTTCCATTATTAGAATTAGGAACTAAAACCTTTCAAGAATATGCTTATAGGTGGACATTACTAAACTATCAAAAAAAGGTAGAATTAGATATAAAAGGTATTCCATTCATAGGATATACCGATTTTCATTTTGAAGATAAAAACACTAAAGAAGATTTTTTTATTGATTTGAAAACATCTAAACTTTTACCTCAAAAGATAAGCATTTCCCATGCTATGCAACAAGCTATTTATCAAAAGGCAACTAATGCTAAGCAGATATTATGGTATCTTAAAAATCCTACTAAAACTAAAGATGCTGAATATATTGCAATGTCATTAGATGATTATGTTATGCCTATGAAAATATGTGAGCATATAGTTGAAGTTATGGGTAATTACTTAAAAACTGTTAATAGTCCAGATGACGTTAAAAACTCTTTGATACCAAACCCAGATAATTGGATTTGGAAAGAAGAAACTGTTTTAAATGCCAGAAAAGAAGTCTGGGGATATTAAAGTTATTTGAAAATTAATCTACGTGTTTAAAAACAAAAAAATAATTTTAAACACGAGTAATAATTTTTAAGTATTAAAACCAAAAAACCCCTTTAGGTTTATGCTTAGAGGGGTTACAATAAACTAAATAGATTTGGAGATCACAATGTTTATAGACGAAAATTCAAAACCAAGAGAGAAATTAAAAGCATGGTATCTTTTCACAGAAGATTTTATTGCAGGTACTCAAGCCTTAACAAATGAGGAAATAGGCATATATATTAGATTGCTTTGTTATAACTGGAATAAAAGATGTTCTGGGATACCATGCGATAATATGAAATACTATAGGATAGCTAGTTGTTTTACAGAAAGTGAAAAAGAAAGTTGTCATAAAATTTTAGAACAATTTTTTATCCAAGTTGGGGAACATTTCCAGAATGAAAGACAGTTACAAGAGTATCTATTTATAACAAGAAGAATGGAAGCATCTAAGGAAAATGGCAAGTTAGGTGGTAGACCAAAAAAACCTAGCATAGAACCTAGAGTAGAACCTAAAGGTAACCTAGATGAAACCCCTCCTACCCCTACCACCTATCCTACCAAAACCACTAAAATAAGTTATAATCCCTTTTTTAAGAAGTTTTGGGATAAGGTTTCTAATAAAGTGAGCAAGGGGATAGCTGAAAAGAATTTTATCAAGCTAGAACCAGAGTGGATAGAAAAAGCAGAAGAACTAGCAGATATGTATAATAAATATTATAATTCTGTTGAGGATAAGCAATTTGCTAAACAACCTGCTTTCTGGTTATCAGCTAAAAAGTATGAAGATATAAAACCAACTAAAAAAGAAGAACTTAAAACAGATCAATATTCTATGAGATTAAGAGTATTCAAAGAAGCAGTTGATAACAAAAAGGGGAGTGCATTTGTACACAAATATGCAAAACAACACCCCTATGACGTTCAAAGAGCCATTAATGAGGGTGTATTTAGTAGAGAAGAAGCTGTAATTTATTTAGATATGGGGAGTTGGATATGATTAAAATAATTTCTATAAACTATCAAGAAAGAACAGGATATGCATTAGCAAAACCACAATCTGCATTTAAAGAAATGCCAGAAGTTGTACAATTAGATTGTCTAAATGATGCAATTAGTGATTTAGAAGAAATGCGAGAAAAGTTGCATAATAAAATGTACCCACTTGTTAAAAGTGTTTTATACGGAGATTAATCATGTTTTTAGATAATGGTTTGACAAAAGATCAGCAAAAGCAAATGGATAATGCTTATGAAACTTTAATGTCAGACGTTAAAAACATAAATCCTAAGTTGTATCAAACACTTAGATCAACGGAACTCACAGAAAAAGATGTTTATAAGCTAATTAAAAGCAATAACAAAAACGTAATAATAAATGATAAAGAGCAATTTGAATTTTTTGGAGATAATTAATGAATGTAATAGATATTAGAAATCCATTGGAAAAGAAAAGGCAAACATATTTAGCTTTTTACAAAGATGGTATTTATGATGGCATATTAAATCAAAAGCCAGACCCTAGAAATAATTCATCAGCTTATTATAAAAAAGGTTTTGATGATGGTTTAAAATTGCTAGAGTTAATTAAAGAATATGATCTCGGAGAATAGAATGTATGTGAATAGCGAAGTTAAAAATAGTTATTATGGTTTAAAAAAGGTTTTTAGAGATTTTAAAAACAAACAAACTAAAATAAAAGATGAAGAAAAGTTTGAAGATGTACCCAAAGAACTATCAGATAAAGACAAAGAGGGTTCTTATAAGTTTATTGGTTATATGGATTATTATTTAGGTGTTAAGTTCGATCAAGATAAAGATTTAGAAGTGCAACCATCTGGAGTTACTGCTAAAAACAAAAATTACGATTATGCCAATGCAAAGTTTGTAGGGAGTTTAGACTAATTTAAGAGGTGCAATCATACCATAGGGTTAGTTTACCCCTGCTCTATGGCTCTTAAATCAAGCCTAAAATGTATAAAATATAAAAATATGTAGCTTTTTTGGAAATAATTATATAAATCTTAATTACCTAACTATGGGGTAAATAGGAATGGCAAGACCAAAGAAATATAATATCGATACTGAAGAAGTTGTAAAGTTAGCATCTTATGGGTGTACAAATAAAGAAATAGCAGACTTTTTTGGTTGTTCACCAGACCTTTTAGAAAAGAGTTATTCGGAATTTCTTAGAAAAGGGAAAGTTGACGTAAAAATAAGACTAAGACAACTGCAATGGGCATCAGCAGAAAATGGTAATGTTACAATGCAAATCTTTCTGGGAAAGAATATGTTAGGTCAGCAAGATAAGATAGAGCAAAATGAATTAGAAGAACCTTTAGTCTGGTCATCAGATTAATGGCATTAACCAAACCACAAAAAAAAGTAATAAATAACGAAGCAAGATTTAGGGTTCTTATTACTGGTAGAAGATTTGGTAAAACATTCCTAGCGATTAATGAATTAGCTAAGTTTGCCAGTAAACCTAATCAAAGAGTTTGGTATGTTGCACCAACTTATAGACAAGCTAAAGCCATATGTTGGAATGTATTAAAAGAAAAAATGATATATCACAAATGGGTTAAGAACATAAACCATAGTGATTTAACAATTACATTAAAGAATAATAGCCAGATAACACTAAGAGGTAGTGATAATGAGCAATCATTAAGAGGTGTTGGTTTGAATTTTTTATGTATTGATGAGTTTGCAGATGTAAGCCAAGAAGCATGGTATGAGGTTTTAAGACCTACATTGTCAGACACAAAAGGTCATGCCCTATTCTGTGGAAGTCCAAGAGGGTTTGGTAACTGGTCATATGAACTATTTAAGCAGGGTGAAACTAACAATGACTGGGCAAGTTTTAAATATACTACTATTGAGGGTGGTAATGTAGATCAAGACGAAGTAGAGCAAGCAAAACAAGATTTAGATATAAGAACATTCCAGCAGGAATATGAAGCTACATTTGTTAATTATTCTGGAATGATTTATTACAACTTTAATAGACAAAATAATATTATTGAAAAATATCAGAAAGAAACAGCAATTTTACACATAGGTTTAGACTTTAACGTAGACCCTATGAGTGCTGTAGTTTGTGTTATAATTAATGAGAAAATTATAGTTGTTGATGAGATACAAATATATTCCTCAAATACCCAAGAAATGTGTGATGAAATAAAGAATAGATACAAAAATAAACAGATAGTTGTTTATCCAGACCCTAGTGCTAGACAAAGAAAAACATCAGCAGGTGGATTTACTGATTTAAGTATCTTGAAAAATGCAGGATTTGATGTAAAATGTAAAAATACAGCACCTTTAATTAGGGATAGAATTAATGCAGTTAATGCAAAATTAAAAAATGTTAATGGGAAAAATAGTCTGTTTATTGTTAAATCTTGCAAAAATGTTATTAAAAGCATAGAACGACAAATATACAAAGAGGGAACTCATGTACCAGATAAAGATAGTGGGTACGATCATATGAATGATGCTCTTGGCTATTTAATAGAGTTTAATTTCCCACTAAGACGTAATTTTGCACCTAGCCAACCTAAGAGGTGGAGTTAATGGATAGAGAAACACTTACACAAAAACATGATTTATGGCACTCAAATATAAGTAATTGGGAGTTTTATATAAGAAGCTATTTAGGTGGTAATGACTATAAAAATGGTTATTACTTACACAGATATATATTAGAATCTCCAGAAGAATATGACCAAAGAGTAAGGCATACACCCTTAGATAATCATTGTAAGAATGTTGTCCAGATATACACCAGTTTCTTATGGAGAGTACCACCATCAAGAGATTATGGTGATTTAGATAATGAGCCACAATTAAGTTCATTTATTCAAGATGCTGATTTAGATGGTAGGTCATTTGATTCAGTCATGCGAGAAGTCCAGATGAATGCTAGTATTTATGGTAATTGTTGGGTTGTAGTTGATAAGCCACAATCTAATGCAAAGACTAGAGCAGAAGAATTGGCTCAAGATATTAGACCTTATATTTCAATATATACACCAGAAAACATAGTTAATTGGAATTATGCAAGATCAACTAGTGGAAGATTTTATTTAGATTTACTGGTTATTGTTGAAGATATAAATGCAGATAGAGCAATCATCAAAGTATTTACAGAAGAAACTATAACCACATATTCAGTTGAAGAATACGACCAACCAACATCAGAGGGTGAAGTTAAATTATTAGAAGAAATAGCTAATCCAATAGGAACTATTCCTGCTGTTAATGTTTATAATTTACGAGGTAATAAACGACCTATTGGTATTAGTGATTTAGCTGATGTGGCACATTTGCAACAATCTATTTATAATGATTATTCCGAGAAAGAACAATTAATCAGATTAGCCAACCACCCAAGTTTAGTTAAAACACCTAATGTTGAAGCTAGTGCAGGTGCAGGTGCAATAATAGAAATACCAGAAGATTTAGACCCTGCTTTAAGACCTTATATAATCCAGCCTAGTGGTCAAAACCTAGATGGGATAATGAAATGTATACAAAATAAAGTTGATGCTATTGATAGAATTACCCATATGGGTTCTGTTAGGGCAACTGGTACACAAATAGCTAGTGGAATTGCCTTACAAACAGAATTTCAACTTTTAAATGCTAGATTATCAGAAAAAGCCGATTATTTAGAAAATGCAGAAGAACAAATCTGGGGTTTGTTTGCTAAATGGCTAGATAAACAATGGAATGGTTCAGTTAATTATCCAGACACTTTTGATATAAGAGATTGGGCAAATGACCTGCAATATTTACAAATGGCTAAAGCATCTGGCATAAAATCAGAAACCTTTAACAAAGAAATAGATAAACAAATAGCAGAAGCAGTAATAGATGATAACGAAACTATGAAAACTATTAATGAAGAAATAGATGCTGTTAGAACTGTTAGAGGGCAATTTCAGACAACCGAAGTAGAGGGGCAAACAGTTGGCGAAGAAAGTTCCTAAAGATAAAAAGACCAAGATACCTAAAAAATATCTATCTGGTTTAAAAGGTGCAAAAAGAAATGCTAGAGCAACCTTATTAAAGCAGATTAGTTCTTTGTATAAGGCAGGTGCAAGAATACCTATGGCACTATTAAAGAAAAGGAATAAGTCTTAATGGCAGTTAAAAGGAAACCTTTATCAGCAAGAACTATTGCAACACTTAGAGCAAAAGCCAAAAAATCTAAGTTATTTAATCTAGCAGATTTAAAGGCTAGTTTTCGTAGAGGTCAAGGTGCATTTCTTTCATCAGGGAGCAGACCTAGAATACCTATGTCAGCATGGGCTATGGCAAGAGTAAACAAGCTAATTAGTCGTGGCAGGTCTGGTTCTTTCGATAAAGATATAATATCAAGAGCCAGTAAACGTAAAAGAAAATGATGCTGATGTTATGGAGAAGCCTAGAAAAATATGTATTATTTGTAAGGTTTTTTTGATTGAGAAAATAAAAGACGTTTATCAATGCCCAGTATGTAAGGCAATAGTAAACGAAAGATTAAATGATAGGCAATAATCCTGGGAAAACCCTAGTAAAAACAAGGACTTAGCATGGCATTATATAGAGGGAAAAACGTATCACTTAATAAACCATTTAGACTATCAGCAACCGAATCTAAAAGAAAAAAGTTTGGGGTTTACGTTAAGAATAAATCTACTGGTAACGTCAAAAAGGTTACATTTGGTGCTAGGGGAATGACCATAAAGAAAAACATACCTGCAAGACAAAAGTCTTTTTTAGCTAGAATGGGTGGGGTTTTAAAAGAAGTTAAAGGGCAAAAAACACTTTCACCTGCTTACTGGTCAATAAGGGCATGGAAAAAAAACTTTCCATTATAAAATATGTCAAGAATTTTAGAAAAATTAGCCGATCAGCATGAAGAACGTATAATAAACGTATTATATAAGCTAGAAGATGACGTAGTTAATGAAATAACTAGAGCCACAAAAGGGAACTTAGTTTCTCAAAGACTAGCTATTCAGTTACAACCCAGACTAAGAACCATAATTGAATCTACCTTTTTAAATGAAGCTGATTTATTAATTAATGATGATTATAATAAAATAGCGAAAGAAACATTAGATACTTTTGGTAAAATGCCTATTCCTGCAAAATTTAAGAACCTAACAGATGTAGATTTAGCAACCATCAATGCCTTGAAAACTCAATCATTTAGTGGTTTTGAAGATATTGCAGAACGATTTCTAAAGGTAATTAATGATGAGGTTTATCAAAGTACAATAGCAGGTA